TGTGCTTATCATCTTTGTCATATGGTCCGAATATATAGGTTCTATTTTCAAGGGGGGAGCCTTTAGTCGGTTCATGATGAGCCACATCGTCGCCCAGTAATTTTTGGCTTACCTTCAGGGACACCTTCTCATTATAGTAAACGTATCCTTGCCAGTGATGTTTGCCTTCGCTAGTCAGCTCCGGTGCGTAACATAAATATTTCATTCGATCTCCATTCCAGATTGGAACTCCTGATTGAAAACTTGTGAATGCCCATGACCTAACTCTCATTTCTCACTGTATATCTATGTTCACATATCTTTAAGTGCTTTTAAACGCTTACAGACGAGGTTCAGGAAACACGCTTTCTGAACCGAGCCCATTGACGAGTCGTCTCACAGAGACGGACGACTCGGCTATGGGGGACAGCTTCAGAATGCGGGCGCTTTCTGAACCAGACCCAGAAGACAGATCCGACACCTCATGATTTCCACGGATTTCCGACCAGAGGCTTAGTATTACCCTCTGGACACTTATGGGCATTTGGACACAGTGTTCCACCGCCACAGCTTCAGCTGCGATGGTGGTGGGTTGCTGCGCGTTCAAATGCGATTATATATATCTATGTATCAGTATAAAATGCCCCAGAAACGTCTCGCTCGCACACGCACTCATGTTGGTCGTGCTCCTCGTATGAAGAAAACAGGTTATCTGAAAAACACTACTCGTAGGGGTGCTTATGGTAAAAACAGAAAACGTAATTTCCAGCGTCGTCGTGCTCCGTTTGTCGAAACGAAAACAGTTGATGATCGCGATATGGCTGCTACGTTCCCGCTCAGTAAGCCTAACAATCCAGGCGTCGAGTACAAAAACTATGTCTCAGAACTTATTAACATGAATCCTGACTCATTCATATTGAAAAACCAGGGCCTTGGAGAATCCGAGTGTATTGGTCAGTCAGTATTTGCTAGGTATCTTAAGATGAAGATCTCTATTCAGTTCCCTTCTCCGAACGGTATTAAAACAAACGACGGGTCTACTAAACAGTTGCCTCTCCATCCTCAGCGGTATGAACTCATATGGGGGTTCGTTCCTGCTCCGTTAAGTCTCACTCCCTCCACAACTCCGGATTCCCGTATTGAGACTCTGGCTCACATCCATGACTACATAAACAATCGTGTGGATGAGTATTTTGATGCTCTGACAGACACGATGGATTTCATTCCTAAACGTAGCGTCGCGATAAGAATTATTGGTAGACGCAAGGTTGCTCCTCCTCTCCGACAGATCAGCGCTCCTGGTCAGTATGTCGGTGGCGATTTAGTATCAGCTACTCAGGTCGGCACTACTCCTAATTATGACACCTCAGTCTCATGGCCTATGAATCGTAAGGTTCACTATGAGAAAACAACTAATCTTGATGGGGCTTCTAAAGAAACAGCGCTCTATGCGAACTGGTCCTGGTTACCTTTCTGTTGCTTGTGGAACAAGGATTACGGTGCTATCCCAGTCGCTTCTCGTTCCTTCCAGACTCCTGCTCTTATGTGGAACTCTCAGTTATGGTTCTCCGACTCTTAATCGATATAGTCTCCTCTATCGTCTCTTATCTCCTTGCTACCTTCGTTCGTAATCTTACATCGTCTATATAATTGTTCTAGTCCATCCTCAACCTTCCTACATTTATAAACATCCATCGGTGGTAAACTGCTTGTGATTATCACATGACGCGAAGTGAAAGGCACGGGCGGACGCCCTCGCCGTCTCACTTCGTAGGGCCACTTATCTATCATTTGTAACAGGGCGTTATATGAGATTTCACCCCTGAAATCGTTAAGTATAACGACTTCTTGCTGTCTGTAATTATCCCACCATCCTCTATCATCAGGGACATTGTAGTGGGTCTCCGGTGTAAAACCTTTAAACGCTCTGTGAGACTTACCTATTCCGGTAGGTCCCCAGATCCACTCCGCGGTTGTCATCTCAGTCCTATATTCCTTAGCCATGCGTAGGTCGTCTAGTCTTTCTAGAGTTCTCCCGTATTGGTGAAAAGTTTCAGGTTGAGTTTCTAACACATATTCTATTGTTGTTTCCTTCTTAAGTAGTTTGTCTTTCAGTTCCTTAAGATCAGTTCTCTTTCCTTGTGAAGGGATTTCTCCCAGTTCTATAGCATGCTCGTTAGCAGGTTTGTGCTTATCATCTTTGTCATATGGTCCGAATATATAGGTTCTATTTTCAAGGGGGGAGCCTTTAGTCGGTTCATGATGAGCCACATCGTCGCCCAGTAATTTTTGGCTTACCTTCAGGGA